CCGCGCTTCAAATACCTTAACAACTAATTAACTGACCATATAATTTGTCCTGATAAATATTGAATACAGGGCAAAGATACCATATGGCACAAACAACACGTCAAACAAATCTGCTAGTTCAGCAAGACTGGACCAAGATCTATCAGACTTTTACCAACGCAGATTTTACCAGCTACGACTTTGAGACTCTACGCAGCTCAATGATAAACTATCTTAAAGTTTATTATCCCGAGTCATTTAACGATTTTTTAGAAAGTTCAGAATATCTAGCATTGATAGATATGGTTGCATTTTTGGGTCAAAGTTTGGCTTTTCGTACTGACCTAAATGCCCGTGAAAATTTTATAGATACAGCACAGCGTCGAGACAGCATAATGAAGTTGGCTCGTATGCTCAGCTACAACCCCAAGCGTGCCAACAGCTCTAGCGGTCTATTAAAAATTGAAAGTGTTAGCACGACCGAATCAATCATTGACAGCTCGGGACAAAATTTATCCAATAATACAATTTTGTGGAACGATACCACAAACGATAATTGGCTAGAACAATTTACCACAGTATTGAATGCCTCACTAATTACCAATCAGGTCATTGGTAAACCTGGTAATACACAAACAATCAACGGAATTGAAACACAAGAGTATTCAATTAGTATCAACACAAATACTTTGCCAGTTGCACAGTTCAGCAGCACAGTACGTGGAACCACATTGAGTTTTGAAGCGGTCAGTGCAACCACTGTTGGTAAACCTTATGTATACGAAGCCGATCCTACCACTGTTGGTAAATTCAACATATTGCATCGTAATGACAACAACGGTAACGGTAGTATCAATACCGGATTCTTTCTGTATTTTAAACAGGGTACACTAAATGCCACCACGTTTGATATAAAAAATAGCATACCAAACAACTATGTAAGTATTCCTGGCACCAATGTTAATAACACAGATGCTTGGTTATACAGTCTGAATGCCAACCAGTCACCCAATCAAATGTGGGATCAGGTTCCGGCACTGAGTGGGGTGAATGTGATTTACAATCGGCAGGTTGATAAAAATCTTTATCAAATCAACACTCTCAACAATGACCAAGTCAATTTGGTATTTGGCGACGGCAGTTTTTCAAACGTTCCACAGGGACTGTTTAAGTTTTTCTATCGTGTGTGTAACGGTGCTGCTTACAGCATAACTCCAGACGATATGACCTTGGTCACTGTGGCATTCCCTTATGTCAGTGCCAAGAATGCCATTGAAACAATTACATTTACTGCCAGTTTAAAATATACTGTGACCAATGCCACAGCAGCACAGAGTTTGGCCAGTATCAAAGCCCTAGCACCTCAGCAGTATTATACACAAAATCGTATGATCACCGGCGAAGACTACAACATATTCCCGTTGACTACTTTCACTGGCATACAAAAAGTCAAAGCAGTCAACCGTACCAGCTCGGGTGTGAGTTTGTATCTGGATGCAATTGATCCAACCGGCAGTTATTCAACTACTAATATCTTTGGTGACGACGGTACCATATCGTCCAATACTGTTACACAATCAACTACATTTGATTTTTTAACCAGCAACGACATTTACACAACCATTTACAATGATGTGATACCAATGATCAATAGCACTGAAATGCGTAATTACTATTACGAAAATTTCCCACGCATTGATGCAGTTGACAGTCAGCCGTGGACTGCCAACACAGTATTTGCCAGCAATAGCATTGTGTCATACGGCGGACAAAATTATCAGGTACGTGCCAATGTGTTTGCCGGAACCTGGGCAAACGTGTCAAATGCAGCTGTCACATCGGTCACAGGACTAACGTTTAATCAAACATCTAATAGCACAGCAATCAGCTCAGGCACTTTGACCTTGGCCAATACTGTTCAGGCCGTTGGGCAGTCGGCCAAGGGCAATTTACAATATGTAAATTCTGGGGCACTATTACGATTTACAGCTCCACGCAATTATCACTTTGCTGCAGATCAAACACTACAGCCAGGTAATGTTTTATTGCCGACCGATTCAGCGCACATATATGCAGCGGTGTCCAGTGTGGTAGCCGGCACAGATCTCAACACACCCAATTTGATCAAATTGGCCACTGTGGTGCCGTCGGGTGCTGTTTTAGACAAACGTGGAATAATCCCTGCATACAAAAATGATTTTAGTAATGCACTAGTGGCTACAATGGTCACACAGGTACAGGCACACGTGAACTTTGGGTTACGATTTAACCAACTCAGTCAGACCTGGGAAAATATCTCTCCAGCCAATATTGGCAATACCTCAGACTGGCTGTTAAAGTTTGAATATCAAAATGGATTATACACAGTGAGTTATCGAACATTGACCTACTCGTTCTCCAGTGCCGGCCATACCAAGTTTTACTATGATCCCTTATCAAGAGTATACAGTAGTGCAACTGGTACCAATGTCAACGACACTATTAAAATATTAAAAATCAATACCAAGCCTGGCTCTGCTCAAATGATGGAACGAGATTATGTCTGGCAGATTTATAACTCTGTGGCTGAATCAGATGGGTATGTTAACAATACCATGGTCAACGTAAAAATTCCTGAAACACAAATGGAAAATGTGCCCAGCAATCCTGAGCTGTTTCATACAGTGGCCAATGCTGCCACAGCCAGAGACAGCTTGTATTTCCAGTACACACACAATGCACCAAGCCGCAGTCGTATTGATCCAACACCGATCAATATCATTGACCTTTACGTCTTGACAGCAGATTATTCTCGAAGTTATATCAATTGGTTGCGAGATTTAACAGGTGTAGTTTCACAACCTGATCTACCAACATCAACCAGTTTAGAATTGGCCTACAGTGATTTAGACGGATTTAAAGCAATGAGTGATAGTATAGTTTACAATCCTGCCAAATTTAAACCTTTGTTTGGAGCCAAAGCCGACCCCAGTTTACAAGCACGATTCCAGGTTGTAAAAAATCCAGCAGTCAATGTGACCGATAACGAAATTAAGAGTCAGGTTGTAGCAGCAATCAACACATATTTTGATATTTCAAACTGGGACTTTGGTGATACCTTTTATTTTAGTGAACTGGCTGCATATTTGCACAGCACACTGGCACCCAATATCAGCAGCGTATTGATTGTTCCGGCCAATACCAATTTGGTATTTGGTAATTATTTTCAGATCAATGCTGAACCTTGGGAAATTATTGCCAGTGCAGCCACAGTAGACACCATTGATATTATCAGTGCCGTTACAGCAGCCAGTTTAAATCTTTCTAATTCAATAGTAGGCGGCGGTGCATAATGGCATTAATCAATAGTCAAAACTTTTTACCTCAAGTATTTAGAACCACAACCAATCAGCGTTTTACTGGCGCAACTGTTGACCAATTGGTGCAGGACAGCGTTATTGGACCACTCAACGGATACATTGGTAGAACATTTGCACCCACCTATAAACTAGGTGACAACTATGTGCCTGAAACAACTACACTACGCAAGCAATACCAACTTGAATCGACTGTAGTAGTCAATGACAACAATAAAAATATTTTATTTACTGCTGACTATATAGATTTATTGAATACCGTAGGTACCAATGGCGGGGTTTCGACCAACCATCAAAGATTATTTTCAGAAGAATTTTACAACTACGACGGAAAATTTGATTACGATAAAATTGTAAACTACGGAAACTATTATTGGTTGCCCAACGGACCAGCTGCAGTGAACATTTATTCTGACCAAGTACCACTGGAAGCTAAATTTAAAGTAACTAGAAATACCGGAGTTGGTGGATACACGTTTAGTGGTACGGGTACTTATCAAAACCCACAGCTGAATTTGGCACGTGGCGGCACATATGAATTTCAATTGGACCAGCCGGGTACAAAATTTTGGATTCAGAGCGAACCTGGACTAACCGGCACAGACAATGTGGTGCCAACTATAAACACCCGCGAAGTGTTTGGTGTTACCAACAACGGCGTAGACGTCGGCACAGTTAAGTTTAAGATTCCAAGAAAGTCAGCACAAGATTTTTTCTTACAAATGGGAACAGCTGCACAGGTTGATACGGCAGCGGACTTTGACTATACAGAAATACAAAATCGTCGCCTGAGTGATTTTCTAAAAAGTCGTCCGGATGGAATTGATGGAAGCAAGATTGAAGCAGGAAAGACTCTAGTTTTTATCAGCAACAAGATTGACGATCGTAATTGGACAGCACCAACGTTGCCTCCTGATTATACCAATACTCCAATTGGTTATTCAGTGCCCGGGGCTGTGGTAGATCCGCTATTACGTACCAGTGTTTGGCAAATCAGTTTAACTCCAATTGACCAAGGCGCTGACTATGTAATACAAATTTCCTCTTTGACCACAGTGGATAAACAGCAAAAAGTTTTTATTGTGTCAGGAAAAACATACGCATCATTTTATTATTGGGTCGATAACAATTACTCGTACAATCGTGTACCATTAATTACAGCCAATTTGGAATACCTCTACTACCAAGACAGCAGCAATCCTGATTTTATTGGTGAAATCAAATTGGTTGACACTGCCGGAACACCTATCAACATTGCAAAAGATATTTTGGGACAGGTTGGATATTGTAGTCCCAATGGTGTCAACTTTACCAACGGATTAAAAATACGGTTTGATTCCATGGTAACCCCGGCAGATTATGCACACAACGAATATTATGTTGAAGGTGTTGGTACTGGTATTGTATTGGTGCCGGTATCAGACTGCATTGTACCAGAATCTTTTGGTACCAATATTGCCACGTCTCCAGATTATTTTACAATAAATCGTGCTAGCCAAGATTCTAACCCTTGGAGTCGCAGCAATCGTTGGTTCCACAAAGACGTGCTGACTACTTCAGCTGCTTATAACAACACAGATATTGACTACGGTCCAAACATTTTTGGTCGTCGTCCCATAATTGAGTTCGAAGCCGACTTACAATTATTCAATTATGGACGCCAACACAAACAACCAGTGGATATAATTATTGGTGTAGATGCCGGTGACCCACCGAGCGATGCTTTCAATCAAGTTGAAGGGAAAATTACTGCACAGGTAGACGGAGTAACTGTAGTCTCAGGTATGCGTATTATTTTTGCCAACGATTACGACAATACTGTTAAAGGTCAAATTTGGGAAGTGGTAATTGAAACAATCAATCATACCAAATTTATTAGATTAATTCCAACCAGTGACGATCCGGTATTGGCTCATGAAAATGTATTAATCACACAAGGCACACACGTGGGTAATACCTATAGATTCAATGGTACCCAATGGCATCTATGTCAGGCCAAAACAGATATTAATCAATTGCCAATGTTTGATCTGGTAGATGCTGACGGCTACAGTTTTAGCGATTCTACAGTATATCCTGCTTCAACGTTTGTTGGTACACCGTTGTTTGGTTACGAGACTGGTATTGGTACGCCGGATGCTGTTTTGGGTTTTGCCTTACAATACCAAAATTTTAACAACATTGGCGATATTGTTTTTACAAATCATTATGACACAGATACTTTTACCACCTCTGTAAATTCTGTAGTGGCCACACACCGTTGCAACAATGGTTATATTGTCAAAAACTCTGGATTAGACACACAAACAAAATTAAACAACTGGGTCAAGGGAGTTGAACCGACCCGACAGTATCAACTGTTTACTAAGTTTTTTGAAGGCTACGTGATTCGAGATGCCGAAGGAATTGATCGAGCATTTGTGCAAATTGATGTAACACCAGACAACGAAGCCACTGTACCCTATATCAAAGTGTTTTTAAACAACACCTTGCTGCGCAGAGATGTTGACTATGTAGTGACCACATATGGTGTATATAATGTTGTTAATTTATTATCAATGCCGACCATTGGCGATAAAATTGACGTTGCGGTGTTTAGCAACACACCAAGCAAATTAGGCTATTACGAAATTCCGCAAAACTTAGATTTAAATCCACTGAATGAAAATTTTACATCAATTACTCTTGGCCAACTGAGAACACACTATCACAAA